TTATTCGCCAATTGCCTTTTTAAATTTCTTCCATACTTTTTCGTTCATCATCGGAGCTGGGCAATGTTTTCCGTTAACGTCAAAATGACGTATAACTGTATGTGCATTAGGACAGTATTTGCGAATGTATTTGATTAATCGCTTAACTGCTGCTGCCTGCTCTTTTGAATAAGCTTCTTTGTCCGTACTGCTGCATAATTCAATTGATACCGAATTAAAGTTAGTACATTTGCCATAATAACCGCCACCACCTGTAGTTTTACAATCATTGTATTTTCCACCTCCGACTGCCCATGCCGTTCGGTTCAGAGTGATGCTCCTGGCTATATTCCCCTGCTTATCAACAAAGAAATGTGCTCCGGCAAGTCTTGTGTTTCCTGTAGCGTAATAATCAGCATTGTTTTTTGCCGTATCGTTGCTATTTCCAGTGTAATGAATAACTATGTATTTTACATCTTTTCTGTTTCTTTTGGTCGGTGAATAGCTGATAGATTTAGCCATTCTCTTGTACATCTTCATATCTTATTCCTCACTTTCTTCATCATTTTCATTGTCAAAATGTATTTTTTCTTCTGTCTGACTTTTAATATTTTTCACTAAAGGCAGTAAGAATGTTGGTATTGTGACTCCTATATCTACTATGTTTTCTAAAATGCTTATAAGCTCATTGCATGTTATCCAAATTGCAACTATGCAGCTTATCAGGAATGTAAATGGTAATGTGATTCCTGCTGTCTCGGATGCATATAAGATAAGCTGGTCAATTATTGCACCGACTACTACCAACAGCCACATTGATACTTTCTTTGCTATTCCTCTAAAACTCTTATATGAGCTTATTGTTCCGTCTTCTCTGTACTTTGCCGCCATCAGACCTGTTGCATAATCAATAATGTTACAAAGTACCATTAGTAATGTAGGAATGTATAACACTCCTAACAAGGAAGATAATGTGCTTCCTATTGCTGTAATGATTGGTTTAATGTGTTTCATGTATTTGCTCCTTCTCTACTTATTTTTGATAATAAAATAAGTGCAGATATCAGAGTTAATTAAGCTCTAACAGCTACACTTTTATGGTAATAAAAAAGACCTTGCGGTCCTGCTCTGATTTGTTTCATGTGATTAGTCCAATTTAATATACAAACTTCTAGGTGTAAACATTAAGCGTTCCTGTAATGATACTTTAGGTGTAATAAGACCTCTGCTTGGGAACAATATAGAATCGTCATATACTCCAATGCTTCCATATAAATTATTGAAATATATGTTATTTCCATCAGAATCTGTTAACGGTTTTAAATTACTATTTAATAACTGAATTTTATGAAGTTCTAATTTATCATCTTCGTTATTGTAATTTCCTGAATATCTAGGATTTCCTAGTGGAAGTGCATAGTTATCATTTATATCATCCGTTATATTGTAAACACATGTATATTTATTCGGACTATTATATATTCCACTATCATTTCCGCCAACATATCCATATGCGTAGAATTTATTATCTGTCGCTTTTGCTATTCCACCTATTAAACAATTGCTCGTTGAATTTGAGCATTTAATTATAATGCAAATACTATCTTCCATACATAGGATTGACATACTTTTATATGCAGTAGTATTCCAACTATTTTCATCACTCAACTTTCCTGCAAAATAAGTTGGGTTAAGAATGTTTTGTTTATTAGAAGATAAAGAATCTCCAAAAGATATTTCTCTTTCTCCCCACCTATTACTAGTTGCAATTCGTATATATTTTGTAGAAAATTTGTTTATTCTAAATATCATACTTCCTATAAAATTTGTGGTTGTATCAGAAACATATACTACTTCAACATTTTCACCATAAAATTCTTCTAATGCATTTTTTAATTTTGAATAAGCACTATTATCTGTAACCTTCACATATTTATAATTCATATATTATTCCTCACTTTCTTCTAATTTATCCTCTACTACAGTCTCGTCAGTATCATTTATAACGATTGTTTCCGTTTTAAAATTAGTTTCCAATTTAACTTCATAACTGTCCTCCACTATTTCTACTTCAAATCCGTTACCACCTAGTTTTTTAATCCTATCAGCAAAATCAATTGCTTTTATTTTATTAGTGCTCTTTTCTGCGTATCTGATAGCATCTGCTATGTTTTTTAGGAATTTTGTTAGTATCATTAATAGTCACCTCCTAAAGCATTTTCAACTATCAAATCCGTCACTCCATTAATTCCATCTTCATCGTTATAAAGACTATAGTTAACTATAGCCTTATGACCTGAGCCTGGATATGCTACATAATATTTTAATTCACTAATTAGTGAAACATCATATTCTTTATCTGAAATTACATTAGTTTCTACGGCTTCTAAATTTGTTATCCAGATACTACATATACCTTCTGCAGGTAAAGTAACTTCAATAAAATCACCTATAACAACTTTTGCAAACTTTATATATTTAAAATTACTTACATCAATAGAATACATTGTAGACGGTCTTTCTCTAGTTGTCTCTGCAAATACAATTCCGTTATGGTCAATCCCTAGGTTTCTACACATTTCAGAATAATGTAAATTCATTTCCTGCGCCACATTGTTGATGCTCTTAATCTGGCTTAAAGCTGTGCTATTAATGGCACTAATCTGACTTGTAGCTGTATTATTAATACTCTCAATCTGTGTAGATGTTTTATCCTCAATAATTCCTATCTGATGTGTAACTGTGGCATTTATGTTATTCAACTGTTGACCTGTTACATTTGTAATGCTACTAATCTGATTTGATGCTACTGTATTAATACCTTTTATCTGCGATTCTCCTGCGGCAGCCGCAGAACTGTTTATTGCTTCTATCTGCGATAATGCTGTGTTGTTTATGTCTTCAAGTTTTGCATTTGTAGTATTTGCCAAATCCGTAAGCTTTGCATTCGTCACCTCTGTTATTTGTGTTGTTGCCTGCTCTGTCCTGGTATCTATCTGCTTTAGACATTCTTCATTAACTTTGACTTTATCATTTGCTTCGGCTACAAGTTTTTCTGCGTTTTCAAGCTTTTCTTCAACATATTTTCTAAACGGCTTTTCCTGTTCAGGTTCAATGTAATCTGCCGGCTTTGTACGTTCCTTAACAGGAATAACCACGGTTTTAATTGTTGTCTCACTATCCTCATTAATTATTTTCAAATATGCCAGAATTTTCTTATTTTCCTGCAATAAAATATCAGGTATTTCTACCTGACTATCGTTTATTGCTTTATTTATTGTTGTATCGCTATTGCCATTTGAAAACTGTACCTCTGTTCCATCTTCTATTGGGTCTGCTATCTTAAGAATCTGCCCCTTGTCATATTGATACAGCTGTTCAATCTGCGTCAGGGTTGATGGTCCAAATTCCACCTCATGTATGTTATTGTACATATCTGCCTCCTTTCTATACGTCATAGCCGGATATAAACTTTCTGTTAACAAAAAGAATGTTGGCTCTTCTTCCTCCACCATCACCGGTGATGTACTGTCCCGAATCTGACGCTCCCGTTTTCAAACTTCTTGTAAGCAATAAATTGTAGCCACCCTGTTTAACAATATCGAATGTAATTTCAGGATATGCGTTCCAGTCCGCATTAGTAGCTGCAATTGGAATATAGCCTTCCGGAGCTGCTATTTTAGCAGGACTTGATGTGACTACTGCAGAACATGAATAAAATAACTTTCCAAATAAATCACCTTCAGTTCCTGTTATTTTTATTTCATCTAATTTAGCTTTATCTGTAGAACTCATTAATCCAGGTGTTGTAGAACTTGCTGTTCTAGTAACACCTTCCACTGTATATTTTCCTGAATTATAAGTTAATTTATACTCTTCACCTGCAACCAAAGTATAAGGCCCTGCCTGTGCATTTCCAAAATATACAGGGATAGCTCCTGTTCCATTTACATTTAAAGTTACTTTTTCTGCCGTGTTTGTATTTGAAAATCTAACAGTAACTGTGATGCCTTGATTAAGTACAATAAAAGTATCATTCAATAATTTAACTGTCTTTGCCGCAGTTGCTCCTGAAGTAGAACAAATTCCATAACGATAAACATCTTTTGAACCATCGAAACCAATGCCATCTATTAAACGTGTGCTTGTCAATTTTCCCGCACTAAGAACTTTCTTTTCAGAATCAGATGTATTATCTACATTTCCCAGTCCTATATTTTCTGCCGTAATATTTACGTTTCCATTTCTGTATGCTGTTTCATTTGCTCCTTTTACTCCAGTTACATGACTTGAATTAGCATGAGCATCCACAGCTTTCTTTAAATCCGTAAAAAACTTATCTATTGATTTATTGTTTTTATTTACGACACCAACATCGTAAAAATCTGTTATTGACGGTAACTCTAAACCGATAGTTTCTGTTGTTTCATTAGCCATATTTTACCTCCTGTTAAGTGCATAATTCTTTTTTAATTCCTCATGTGTATATTCTGATAATTGTTCATGCGTATATTGAGCCAGTTCTTTATGCTGGTTATATAGAAGTTCAACATCAACCACTAAATTACACGGAACAATTCTGTCTAAAAGCTTTATTACATCGCTAAATACATTTTCTGATGACATGGCAATCCTTACAGTTAATTTATAATTACCTGCATCTAAATCAACTTTATAATTAGGATTGTTTTCATCGGTATTTTCGCCACATAACACAGCTAATGTTCTTTCTAACATTCTCATTGTAAAAGGTCTTTGTTCTGCAAGCATTCCGAGAATCTTCAATCTGCGTTCTTCAACTGTATATGCATCTTTATTTTGAATACCCAACATTCTCTCCCATCTTGAGCATCCGTTTTCGTCTAAAGATTCTATAAAGTTATTTTTCCATATGACATCTTCTAAAACAGTCCATAACTGCTGTACCTGTATTTGCTGTTGTTTTGTTATCTCTTTTATTTCCTGAAATTCCCGCAGCCATTCAGGGAGATATTCAATCATTTTTCTATCCAATAATATCACCCACCTTTGGAATGTATGAGGTTTCAATTATGCAATTGCCTGATTTTCCATTTAATTTAATTTGAGTTACATTTTCTACTCCCTCCATATCCAAAATTATGGATTCAATCTGACCTATTCTTATAGTTACGGATTCCTTATTATCCCATTCATTTTTTATAACTGTTTTGAAATATTCTTCTACATTTTGCTTAACCGTTTCCGAAATATCAGACCACGAATAACCGCTTTTGTATGCAATTTCTGCTTCAATATTTACATTTTTAGTTATTGGAGAATCAACAGTAACTATATGACCAATAGGTGCAATTCCAACACCTGTTCCGTCTTTAGTAGGGTCAAATTCATTTTGAATATTTGCGACAATCTCTTGTGATGCGACTTCAAACTGACTGTTTAGAATTGTTAACTTAACAGTTCCACCACCATTCCATACCGGATATACTTTACATGCTCCAACAGTTCCAAAACTCTTAGCCTTTTCCCTGTAGTCTGACTTATTTCCACCAAATGCAGCTTCACTAAATGAAGCAAAGTACCTTTCTCTTAGTGCTTCCTCGTCTTCATCTTCTGTTCCGTATACCAACACTTCAACAGCTTCGACGCTTTCCAAATCTTCAACATATTCAACCGGAATAACATCGTCATTTATGCTATTTCCATTCTCGCCTGCTTCTGTACAAGTCATACTATAATATCCGTCTCCAAGATTATCTGTTATAGAATAATTCATGTCGCCAATACTAAATTCTGTTCCCATATCAATGCTTAAATCCGTCGGAGTGCATTTAATCTTTATAACAGACGGAATGCCTTCCTTGACAAATATTCCACGTTCTGCTGCACGTTTAATCAAATAATAGTAAGATGCACTGTCTGCAAAACATTCCTGCAGTAAAATGTCCATATCTGCATACATTTGTGCATTCTCCATTGCAACAGGTGCCAGGGCATCATAAATAATAGATCCTTCTCTCTTATCCACATCACCCTGCACGTTATCAAGCATTTGGGTTAGCAGATTTTCAAATGTCATTTCTTCAAACATCCAACTCAACTCCTTCCATTTGAATTTCTTCATCATCTGATGTAGTAACTGTAATTGACACAATAACATTTCCTCTATTTGCCTTTATGTCAGTAATTTCAACAGCATTAAATCTGTCATCCTTTAGTATTGCATCTTCAATTCTGCTTCCAATCGTTTCCATAACCTGCGCAGTATTTTCTCCTAACAAATCACCAAATTCTCTTCCATAGTCATCATAGATGCTATATTCATCTGATTCTGTTAAAAGGATTTTCATAATTGCCTGCTGCAAAGTCTGTTCATCATCATCTGATATTCTTCGTATTATTTTGTTTTCAAAATCCAAAATATAAGTATCATTCGGATATACTGTCTCTTCTACAAGTTCATCTGACTGTAAATCTTCTGTTTCAGGTAACATTTACACCATCCTATCTACAACAAGATACTTCTGACCACCATCTGCCCTAATCATAACTACCTTGTCGTCTTTACTTAATTTTTTATCTGATACTGTTTCCGTTAAATACAAAAACTCACCTGTTAAGATGAGCTTTTGATTAACCTTTATTTTAAGCGGTTTTACCTTTAATACTGTACCAATTACAATATTACATGGCTTTGCTGCCTTCCTTGCATCTTCCGCTATTTTTTTAATTAGCTGTGTTAAATTAGTAACTGCTATCGAAATCACCTCCGGATAACTCTAAATCCATTAAATGCTGACTATTATTAAATGTATGGGTTACTTTATCAACTAGCAGATATCCCGATACTTTTTGGTCGTATATCTTTATTGTTACAGGAACTAAACAACCTGCCCTGACTCTGGCATCACCAAAACAGTTATTAAATTTCAATGTTTTGCCTGATTTACAGTATATATCCAGTAATGATTTCAGCTTAACCTTTACACCTTTTTTAGAATCAACCTTGTCATAATACTGTAACACACCCCATTGATTAATTGCTTTGCTGTTTTTTACAACAAACACTTCCTGTGTCCCTGTCTTTCCATTGTCATATGCTAATTTAATCTGATTGTACACCTGATCCTCTATTGACTCCTTATAATCATAAGATTCAGCAGTTTGTCCGCTTATAAGAGCATTAACAATCCAAGGTTCTCTCAGTCTTATTTTTCCATAATCATCATATAAAGTATAAATTTTTCCTTTGGCAATCAAGGTTTCATCAAGACTGTTTTGAACTATATCAAACAATGTTGCGTTATCATCTATTCTTGATACCGGATATTTAGTATCTGCCAATTTTCCACATTTCAATTTAAAATCTTTAGCAATTTTCTTCAAAAGTGCAGTTGATGTCTTATTAACAGATATATATGTATCCTTATTCTTGAAATATCTGAGTTGATCATATGCAGTAACTTCCAATGTTCCATCCGTCTTAGGCGAAAACGAAAAGATAAACCCATAAAAGAATTTTCTTTTGTTAACAATTACCGCAACAGCATCTCCATTAGTTATTTTTCTCTTATTATCTGCAAATGTAGTAAATGTTAATTTGCCCGGTGCGCCTTTTCTTTCATCTGAAAATTTCATTCCCTCCTGAACCTGATATTTGTATTTCGCAGTTCCATGAGCTACTATGACTTTTACCGAAAGATTTATTCCAGGTCTTATTTTTGAAATCTTATACTTAACTTTACGTTTAGATTTTTTCTTTTTGTCTGTATTTTTATCTAAAATCTTCTTTAAGTAGTTCAGCTCTTCCTTTCCTTTGTTATTCTTTGCATTTTTACCTTTAGAATTGTCACCTGAAGATGTGATATAATCGCTTACTACACCATATCCTGTTATCGTATGATAAGACAACGGATATGTACGTTTTTTAACTGCATCTGAGGTATTTCCTTCTATGGTATGTAATGTACTACCTGACACATATTCAACTATTCCAACGTGAGATGCGCCATCAGATTTAAAATAAACAAAATCATTTCTTTTAGGAGTATAACTCCCTTTTGTCTTAAATCTTCCTTTATCTCTAAACCATTGCATTCCTGTAGTTGTCGATGCTGTTTTTGGAACAACACTGGTAGATACATCTGCCTGATTTGCACACCATGAAGCAAACATATGACACCATGCGGCTCCATTCATTCCATACCATGCACTATATTTTGTCTTGTTTCCACTTGAAGCCTTATATCCAACCTCTTTAGATGCAATATCAATAATGTCACTCATATGGTCATCTCCTTATGGTTTTTTCAAAACTGTTCCCTTATACAGATATTTTCCTTTGGAACTGCTTTTTCTCTTATGATCCTTTGCCGCCTTTTCTATTACCTTCTTATTTTTCTTGTAAATGTCCTGTGCCTTGGAACTGTCCTTAAGCCATTTTTTTGCTATCAAAGTCAACGTTTCCTTATTTGATTTAACTGTATATGTGGCAGACTTTTTTCTTATTGTTGTTGCCCCATATTTCCTGTATTCCTTAAATTCAAGACTTACTTTATTGTCAAATCCATCACTTACCGAATCAGTTATTGTCAGTTTTTCCAAAGTCACATTTAAAATGGTATTAAACATATTAACGCCATTTGGTGCATATCTGTATATTTCCAATTTAAACGGGCTTTTATTCCTTTGCAGTTTTCTATATTTCTTTATATAACTGTCTGCTGTCATATAACCTTGCGGATAATATGCAAAAGGATATCGTTGATTTGGCAAAAGAAGTTCAAATGATATATCCGTCAGTTTTTTCTTCCTGATTACGTTTATTTCCCCCAGATTAATCAAGGTCATGGTCTTATTATCACCATCAACCTTGATTGTTATTTTTTCCGGTGGAATCGGAACATATTGACCATCAATTATAATTCTATACATTAACTATACACTCCTTCCGCTGTTGCTGCCATTTCCTCTTCAAGTCTTGTTCTCAAATGAGAAACAATACCTTCCATGTCTGTGTCTGATGTTCCGTTAATTGTGTTTCGCATATCAACTTTAATTTCAGCTGTAGTAAATCTGTTAATTGCCTTCTGTTCGGCATAATCTTTAATGTACTTTAACTGCTGGCTTGTAATATCTAATGAATCGGCTGATTTAGCAGTATTTGCTGCAGTATCGGCTGTATTATTAGCTATTGCATCTTCATTTCCATATCTATGTTTTGAAGAATCGCCCATTTCTCCTTTTTTAAACAATCCTCCAACCTTATCTTTTACTTTGTCCTCAACACCTTTACCAATGTTGTAACCTTTACCATAAGCATCACTATACTTAATTCTATAGTCAATTGAAGGTGCTTCTTTGTTTAATGTAATTGCATTATCATTTTTTCCCCAAGAAGTAACTGTATCTTGCAAAGAAGTTAATCCACTAGTCCAGTCTGTTCCAAATATCGCATCAATTATTTTCGTTACAACTTTGCCAAGACTTAAGAACCAGGATATTATCTGACCTATCAAATTGGCAACGGCTCCACCAAATGAATCAAATCCACCATTAGCAACATTTAATACCCATTCAACTATGCTGATAAATGGCGTAACAAATGTCCAACAGTACTGCAATATAGCATTAATCCATCCTATAACCGTATTAATTAACGCTGCTCCGAAAGCAAATAGACATCCCAGAATCTTTCCCGTAGCGGAAATGGTTTTGTTCTGAACTTTATTAATTGCTGCTACTATCAGATAAATAGCTGCTATTACCGCAATTATAGCAATAATAATCCATGTCAATGGGCATGATAATAATGCCGCATTGAATGCAATCTGTGAAGCTGTTGCACCTGTTGTTGCAGCGGCTTCCTTTGCTGTAACAGTTCCATGTGCTACGGCAAACAGTATTGATATCTGTTTTAATCCGTTGCTTATTGCTTCATATGTATTATGCAAAAATAATATACCATTATATATAGCTAAGGCTGTTACGATTCCCATTATAACCGGCTCAATAATAGACCAATTAGATTTAAAGAAATTAATCATTTGCGTTCCTGTATTAATAATTCCTGTTATCGCTCCCATAACCAATACAGATGCATTTGCAAAGCCTGTCGCTATCAGCTGTATTGTCGGCAGATTATTATGAATTGCATTAAACATACTAACTATTGCCGGTTGTACCTGTTCTCCAATTGTAGTTTTAACAGCATTAAAATCATTTTGATTTCTGGCCATTACACCTTCAGGAGTGTTTGCCATTGCCTCATTCATCTTTCCTACATTCTGTTCGATTACCTGAGCAAGCATATTAGCCTTTTCCATCTCAGTTCCGTTTTTCATTACCTTTTCCTGATACTCAGTAAATGAAATACCTGCACGCCTTAACGCTCCAACCTGACCTGTCATAACTTTACCTGTCATATTACCGATGTTTACCATGTCTTCACTCGTAACATTAACTCCGTGCATTTGAACTGCCAAGTCAGCCATCTTAGGTAATAAAGTTTTAACAGCATCTGTCTGATGAAAGTAAGTGGACGCCTGTTGTGCTCCATTAATTAAAGCCGTCTTGCCAACAACACCATAACCGCTTATTTCTGACGTAAGATTCTTCATTGTATTAACCTGTGCAGAACCCGCTCCCTGCATGGCTCCCATTACTTCCTTAAGCTTTGTTTCTGCCTGATGTAGCTGAGATGCTTTTTCAGCGCAATCACCAAGAAGCTGTGTACCCTGCCTTACTATATATATTCCACCAAGAGAAGCAACTAAGCCTTTTACAGTAGATAACAAACCACCTGCTGCACCTTTTCCTTCCCTTACTTTGGAATTATATTTTTCCTGTTCTCCTATTGCCTGCCTCGTATCACTTGCTATCTTCTTTAATTCTGAATCTGCTAATCCAAGCTGTGCCTTTGCTTTTGCAATACTTGAAGAATCAAATGCATTTCCCGATACTGCCTGAGCTCTTTCAAATTCCGTAATAACAGTTGAGACAGCATTTGTTATATTCATAAGCGGTGCTGTCATTCTATCTGTTAACTGGAATGCCGTCATAATCGATGCCATCTCTTTACCTGCCTTTTCTGTTTATTTTTTCGCTTTCTTCCTCTTCCTTTTCTGTTCTTGCATTGATGGAAGCAATAACGAAAGCTCTTTCCTGTCTATCTAAACTCATAAAAAATGAAGGTGTCCAATGGAACTTATGCAAACAGTAATGTGCATAAATAGAATCAGGATCACCTCCATCTATTAGTTTTTTGCTTCATCTACCTTATCCTGAAGGGTTTCATCGAATCCATTGAAATTCTGAACAAATTCAGCAAATTCGTTATACTCTCCGGGATTATCAACCATCTGCTTAATTAAATCTTCAGGGCTCATTACACCATATGAATCTAAAAGCTCTATACTATGTAAATCCGGTTCAACTACAGACGCACAAATTAATTTTGACAAAAATCCTGATGAATCAAATTTCTGTCTGTATATTCCTGGCTTTCCTGTCACCTGAACCTCTCTTGTACATGCTTCTCTTATTTTTTCATATTCATCTGTTGTCAAAGCCTTAATTTCCCACTCTAATGCTTCTCCGTTTTCATCGCATAAAGACTTTGTTGCCCTATACTTTACATTATCCTTATATTTCTTATTCTTCTTTAAAAATGCACTTAAATTACTTGCCATTGCTCTTTCCTCCTAAAATAAAATGGATAAGAAGTTTTTAAGCTCCTTATCCACTAATAATTACATATAACTTGGTTCTTTATATTCCGCATCCGTTGTATAATCCATTGCGTAACATTCAATTTCCTGCTCAATAAAATCACCATCTGCATCAAATGATGAAAGAAGAACATCTCCATCAATAACACAGTCATTATATGTTTTTGCACTTGCTCCCATTGATGTTGCCGGGTCTTCTGATTTTACTTCTGCTGTAAAGGTCGGAAGCATACCTGTATCTTTATACTCCTTTACAAGTTTATCAAACATTTCACTACACTTGTATACCGTCATTTTAAGTTTGATTTCCAAACCATTTGGCTTTTTACCTTTTATTGTTTTACCAAGAATAGGTACATCTGCAAGACTGACATTTGCTTTTGCTTCAAAGTCCTTTGCATTAAGCATTGCATATCTTCTACCACCAACTGTACAGTATAATGTAGCTAATTTACTTGAAGGTGCATCGTTCTGATTCATAAAGTTCATTTATCTTACCTTTCCTTTCTGTTGTTAATTGATAATTGTTGTCATATACAATTTTTCCATTGCACCTATGACTGTTACATTTGTAGAAATAACAACTGATTTTCTTTCTTCACCCTTTGCTACTGAAATATCATCGTCTCCAAATTCTTCTATGGCTCTTACAGATTCAAGATATTTAAAAATTACTCTTATATCATTTTTAAGTGAAATTCTTCCTGCATCATCATTTGGAACTTTACCAACGTATTTTTCATTAAATATTGATGAAATATTATCAGCAATATAATCAATAACACGGATTGTCTGGTTATCCTTAAATACATCACCTTTCTGCTCTGTGAGGGTAACAAGAGAATTAATATCAACTAATACTCTTACATTTTCACCAACCTTATGCAATGCAAATTCTCCATTTTTAATTGCATCTTCAAGTTCAAGCTGTGTATACTCTATCGGAACATCAAATTCGCCATCATATAAAACATTTGTAACCGATTTATTTATTCCCGCTGCTGCTTCAAGTCCGGCTACCCAGTAAACTAAATCAGAACTGTTCTTTACATTAATACACGCTTCTGAATCCCCTTTGTAGTTGTACATAACAACCTGTAACTTATTTCCAACTTCATCTCTCATACGCTTTGCATAAGAAAGATATAAGCCTTTTGTCACTTCACTGTTTACCTGTGAGCTGACCGGATGGTCGATATATGCAATAACGTTCACATCAGGATATGATTCCATTTTATTTAAAAATGTCTGATGGCTCTCATTTCCTGCTGTTCCATTCGTACCACCTGTTAAATTTGAACCGGCTGTTGCAGCTAAACTTGCACCTTCTTTAAATTTAACAAATTTATTTGCAACTAATTCCTTTGCAGTCTTAACTGTCTGAACATCAACCAATGATGTGTTTAAATATGTAGACACATCAAAACGTGATGCATCATCAACATTTGCTTTTATGACAATTTTTATATCGTTTCCTCTTGACCCGGAATATAATGCCTCTGCATATGTATTTGATGCTTTTGCTCCGCCACCATTTAGACGATAAGCATAAAGTTTTGTTGCATTTTTAAATACATCCCTGAAACCTTTTAATTCATCTGAACCATATGAATATCCAAGAATTTCTAATGAATTCTTTGCAAATTCCTCTGCTGTAATAGCAAAAATTTTGCCATCAGGTCCCCAGTTCAATTCAAGACCCATTCCTACAACTCCACGTTCTGCATTAACCACAATACCTGAACGGGTAGAAATAAAATTAATATAAGTTCCCGGAATTACTTTGTTCTGTGTTAAAAAATTTCCACCACCTAATGCCATTTTTACTGTCTCCTTCCATAATAATCTTCAATTTTTTTGTCAACCTCCTGCTGTGTATAACTTTCTGAATCATCTAATACAGCATTGAGAAAATCAACGTACTGTCTGTACTTATTTGATTTAATTAACTGGTCCTTACTGTGCTTCACTACCGGCACATCTTTACTCTTAGTATCTGCCATTTTTACCTCCTTGCATTTGTGTTTATGTCACAGTTTTCAATTTTTTCTTCATCATCCGGCTTATCCACGACAAAGAACTCATATGTCACTTGAAACTGTAATACTCCATCTACGATTTGACCTAAAATATTTTTCCCGTGCATTACAAATCCATCAACTGTTATGCCTTTAAGCAAATATTCCAGGTTTTCAGATACATTCAATTCATCTGCATATGTTTCTTCACTATCAGACCAATATCGTATGATAAACGGTAATGTTCTTTTATATCTGGTTCCAACTATATGCTCTATGTGTGGAGACAGGCATAAAATAGAAAAACAAGGTTCTTTTAAACCCTGTTCTACTGATTCAGTATATATCTCATATTTACTCTCATCATATTTCTGCCTAATCCGGTTAACTATGCCGTTTATTATCTTCTCTATCATTTACCATCTGCTCCTGCCAACCATTTCTTTAATTTTGCTTCAAGAATACCTGTCGCATCTCTTTTAATCTCTTCCTCTGATATTGTAAGCATATGTCTGCCTTCAACCCATCCGTTTCCACCTGCTGTCCTATGCCCAAATTCTACATAAGATGCATATTCTACCGGATTAATTACCTCAATAACGTAAGTATCACCAAAATGATGCACCGGAAGAGAATTTGCAAATGCTGCTGCACTCTGGCTCTTTCCTGATGTCCATCCTCTCCTAAGAGTTCCACCAACTTTTCCTGAACCTTTAGGATATTGTCCAACAGGCGTACGTCTTATGACTTTAGACAATAATCTTGCAGCAAGTTCTTTAGCTGCCGCTTCAAAGAATGCATCTGATTCTTTAGAAATGGCTTCCAAATTTGCTTTTAACTGTTCTAACTGTCTGTAATCTATCTTTGAATCTCTCATGCTTTATTCTCCAGTATATCAAGTACAATTTCCTGATGCGTAGGGTACACAGCCGGCTTTCCACTACACTTATATGCTTTAGTTATTCCCATGCTGTTAACATGTATTACAGAACCTGGCTTAACTTCTATTTCAGGTGCCATAAAAAGCTTAATAATCTGTGTAACTGTTGCATTTGCTTCACCATTTGCGGTTGCTACTATACTGTTATAAGACAGTCTGCACTTAATATCTGAATGAACTTTAGTTTCCTTAAACTTTGTTATGGAGGAATTAATCACCTTAGTTTTTTCAAATATATCTGCCGTGGAATCATAAGATGATTCTATTGCCTTTCGTGTCATTAAAACTGTATTTTTCGAAAGCATTTAATCAACTCCTCTCCACTGTTTCTTAATGTTCCAATTAAATTGTTAAATGCTGAATCCGGAGATGTACCACTAAAATTAACTGACGTATCGCCTACCTTAACAGAACTAACACCCTGCTCTAAGTCAAATTCTTCAAGTTTGCCTGCAGACTTCAAAGTATACAGAAATTCACCGCATACTCTGTCAATAGCCGATTCTTCAAGGCCTTTTGGCAATTCCTTTGTATGACATCTGGAATTAAGGTCAGTAACAACCTTATCTATACAGAATTTAAGCAAAGAATAATGCTCTTCAACAAATTCACATCCCATACTTCTTAAATTCTCTATAATTTTGTCTTCCATCGATTTCACCACCTTTAATGTGCTTTGACACAATTATGTATCAAAGCACTGCCACTTAACCTAATTTATGCTTAAATGCAACAATTCTAATCTGTTTAGCTTCGTAAACAGGATTCCAGTTAGTTGGATCTGCAAGTTCTGTTCTTGAAGGTCCTTCTGTCTTTGCTACATTTGCATTTGTGAAAGCAATTCCTCTTGGATGAAGAATTGATGTTCTTCTGTTAATGAGATAATCAACACCAGAACCTTTTCTCTTTGCTCTGTCTGTTTCCGTTGGTACAAATCCAACAGGATTTCCATTACCTAAGGCAACTGCTCCATTACCAAAAAGATATGTTGTATATGACTTAGTTTTTGAATCATAAGGACATCCATCATCAATAATTACTCTCTTACCCTGATACGTACCAAATGCTACATCGTTTGATGGCTGTACTGTTTCGATAAGATTCTGTTTCTTAAGGTATGCTTCTGTAGCTGAATGCATACAGATACCTGTAAGCTGTGCTTTAGCATCTCCTAACTTCTGTTCTGCATCAATAAATGCTGAACCACTCCAGTTAGCTGCTGCTCCTGAATTTCCTGTAATATCTAAAAGATTAGATGCAAGTCTTGTTTCTGCTGCTTTCTGTGGTTCCTTAACTTCCGGAATTGTTCCAAATACACCATTAAGGATTGCTACAAGTTCCTTCTGCATATCTCTTGCCCAGAACTGTGCCACCAAATCACCGATTGCTTTCATTGGGTCTGCTCCTGCAAGTGCTGCTGCTAAATCTGTAGAACTCCACATCTTAGCTCTTCTGATAACTGCAGCCACATCCTTGTTTGATGTGATTTTGTTATCTGTTAAATCTTCTCCTTCAATTACCTGCTCTGATTCTCCTGTTAAATCTTCGAAGAATGGCATTGTTACTAATGGTGATGCCTGAGAAGCCAAAGCATCAAATTCTGCATTATTTGAAACAATTCCGCTGTTAAATAATGCTGATAATTCCATTGTTCTGTTTAATACATATGGAGTAAATAACTCCGGTACGATTACATCCTGTAATGTTGTTCCTGGCATTTCTAATACCTACCTTTCTAAAATTTTTTTAATTAAATGGTTACTCCTGCGGCAGCCGCTAACTCTTTAGCCTGTGCCGGGTTTTCCTTGAGCAGTTTTCCCTGCTCTGTTAAGTTAAATGTTTCCTTGGCAAAAGGATTCTTTGTAGGATTTCCACCTTTATTAGGTTCATATCCTGCTTTCTGCTTAAACAGATGTGCCATAGTCTTATCCTCTCTGTAAGCCTTGATTGATTCATCAACACCGATAGGATTATTGTCCTTATCAAATGTAAACTTATCAATTCCGCCTGCCTTATAGATAAGATAGTCAGGATCCAATACTCCCGACTTTGCAAGTTGTTCCTTCAACGCATATTGTTTTGAAGTATTAACTGCTGCTGCCTTAAGATTTCCAATTTCTGTTTCATAATCTTTAATCTTATTCTGGAGTTCTTCATTGTCTCCATTTTCCTTCTTTAATGTTGTGATTGTTTCATTGGCTGTCTTCAGTTCCTCGCATTTATCATTAAATACGTTCTTTGGTACAGCATGTTTTGGAAACTCTTTCTTTGCAGCCTCCATTACTTCATCAACATTAAGTTTTCCATCTGTAATTTTTGCTTTTTCAAGCAATTCCTTTAACCATTCCATTTTTATTACCTCCATAGATGTTTTATTCCAGTTCTACTGGTGATTGGATTCTACCGATATACCTTCGGCAAGGTATTTCTGTTCTTTAGTGCCTACAGAAAAAGGCATATAAAAAGAGAGCCTATTTCTAAGCTCTCTGATTAACGTTATTAAATTTTAATTTTTACTGTAATCCTACCTGTGCTTTTGTTGTGGCTTTTCCATTTTCAAATGTTACATTTGCATTACTTCCAGCTGTTCCATTTCCATACCATGTATATATTTCTATAGTATATCCATTTGATTCTGACTTGGTTGATAACTCTCCATTTGAGCCAATAATATCAACTACTTCATCATAACTCATCCCTGTCTCTATCTGATTGTATTCATCCATTGTTATATACTCGGACTTATCAGATACACCTGAAATATCTTTTTGTATTGAATCATTTGTGTTTAATGCTGCTGCAATTCCTATACATATTAAAATTATAAATACTAAAATTGAAAATAAACATCCGTGTCCTTTTTTTAATGTTCTTTTACAATTCGGACAAACCTTCGCTTTCTTAGGAATTTCGCTTTGACAAAATTTGCATACCTTAGTTTCACTCATATATTCTTCCTCCCATAAATCTTTTGTTATATTTTACCATATAGAAGAGAATCTTACTATATTTTAGAACATTTCTATTTTATTTTCGTCATTTTGCACTGGAACAACTAACTGTTTTTCAGTTTTATCAATTTTACCTGTCAACTCCTCTATTCTGTTGCTAAGCCTAATAAATGTATCAATATCATCTATTCTACATTTACTCTGCATATCCTTACATCTTGTAATCTGTTCCTGTAATTCTTCCCTGTACATACTTGTCCTTTCAGTTTGTTTTTGCTGTTCTTTCAGCATCAGAATGTTTGATTGTGTCCTTTTTTGACTTTCACCAACTCAATAAAAAAGCACCCTTTCTAGGATGCCTTTAGTTCTGATTAAAAATTTCATCATATATCTTTTGAAGTTTAATTCCTTCATCATCAGGTTCATCATTGTTTGCAAGTATGTTGTCCACAATCACATCATCAATTGTATCTAACACCGCCTGAACGTCACCTAATGTAACAAGTGCTTCAATGTCTTCAATGTATGGTTTTAACGCTTTAATCTGTTCAGCCTTTACAATCATGATTCCACCTTCTTTCTTCTTGTATGAACTGGATTCACCTGAATGATGTTTCCAGTGTCAGGATTGACTGAAACTTCAACAACCTTGTTTCTGAACTTCTGACTTCTTCCATTCTTCATTTCTCTGACTGGAAGGATTTCAGAATCTTTATTTATTAAAGCATCCAAGATGTCAGAAACCTGGACACCATTTCTTTTTTGTTCTATTGAACCTATAACCCTTGCAATGGAATGATTTGACTTTCCAGTTATTGTCAAATTGTTGCTTGTAACAACACCAAGAATTTTTTCATCCATTTCCTTGCTTATGTCTTTATATAAATCAAAGTCAGCAAGTGCAGAAAGTTCACCTGATTTTATAGAAGAAGTGAACGTCTTGAACATTTTCCATTCATCTGTATTATATCTGATTTTTGCAAATTCTTCAACAGATGGTGCATTTTCACCAAGTATATCACTATACTTTGCAAAATCTTTTCTTGTCTGTGGTGAAATAGCATCTTTAACAAAGGATTTCTTCCATTCTTTATAAGTCATATCTGCAGGAACATAATATGTATTACCATCTTCATCTCTTGTAGCTCTTTGCTCACCTTTGGTAAATTCATCATCAAAATAAGGTGCTGTGCAGCTTCTACAGTTAACGTGAAATGGCGGAGCTGTTACACCCTCTTCATATTCACTCATTTTGAATACTTTGCCATCCATTTCCTGACAGATGTCTGATGTGTGGCCGTCCAACGTGGCTACAATCTCATATTTCTCAACATCCAGTTCCTTGAAACATTCTTTTTGAGCTGCCGAGCTGAAATATGCAGTTTCGGTCATTACAAGTCGTCCTGCATTTGCTTTACTTACATTCATCTTGGATGCTATCTCATTTATTGCCTTGTCAGGTCCTGAACCCGTGATGCACATATGGCTTAAACTTGTGTGTAACTGATTTATGAGCTGATTCTTATTGCCCCATATTCTGTCACTAAAGTTTTTTCCATCAGCAAGCCACGGCTTATTTACCACTTTTTCAATTAATCTGTCATTTAATGCTGCAAAGTTCGAGCCGACACCAACGCCTTTTTGAATTTCATAAGCTGTTCTGTAATAACTTTCCTTATATACATCTTTTATGTGTTTGCTTACTTCGTCGTTCAAATTACCAAATGCTACTTCTGCCTGTTGTCTGCATTGCAATTCCAACGCTTCCAATCTGCTTATATGAGCTCTTGCAGATGCATTTTCAAGTTCTTTTACCCACTCACCTGAAAAAGCGTTTTCCCTGCCCTTTTTTATGTATTCCTCAACATCCCACTTAAGTTCCTTTAACTCTTTGGCATTTAGTGATTTTTTTGCATCAAGCATAGACATATTATTGTTTTCCGCATATCGCTGATACCATGCATTTATTTTTTCGTTAATGACCTTAGCTGATTTATCAAACTGTTCCTGAATGCTTATTGTTTTTTGTATCGAGGTCTGATGTGTTGCCTCTTCCATTTCTACAAACCTGTTCTTCCAGTATTTGCTATTCTTCATCTGCTCCACCTACTGTTTGTTCGCCTGGTTTATTTAAATCTTCATCATTATTGCCATTTGTGTTCTGCTGCTGATTAAATATCTGTTGATATACATCAGAATTTTGTGCTTTTTCCTCATTTTCCTTCTGAATCTGTTTAAGCTCTGCTTCCACATCCTCAACAAACGGATGATTCTTAAGTATTGTTTTCTGACTAACGATTCCAACGCTGTCCTTACATATTGCTGCCTGCTCCTGCTCATTCTTAATACAGGTTCTTGTCCAAGTCTGTACAATGTTATTGCATTTAATGTTCTTAAAGCTACATATGGCTCTTATCAGCTTTGAAAATCCCAACTGAAACTCTGTTTCCATTAAGCCTACTTTCATTTCCAACAAAGAATACATAAACTTAAGTGCTTCACCTGACTGATTACCAAACGTCTCAGGTCTTGGGTCAAATCCCTGCCCCTGTTCAAATATCGCCTTTCTTGTTGCATCAAGGACACTGTTTCTTGCTTCTATCGGAATCTCAATGTTTAGGGTACTAATCCCTGCCCCTTCTTCTGCATCCATCTTTATTACCTTGTATTTTTTCAAATCCTGCAGAAATCCGTTTAAATCAGTTCCGCCATATCCCGATAATACAAATATAAGTTCCTGCACATCTTCCAAATCGTTGATAAAGCCACTGTATACCTTGTCATATACATCTATTAAGCTTTTGATATTATCAAGGTCAGATGATTTAATGTTGTTATTAAAAAACGGAATGAAAGGTATTTCTTCCATTCCGTGACTATACTCGCTTACGAGTTCTCCTGTTGTCGGATTCTTAAATATTGCATAATCTGTTAAGTTGTCATAATTTAAATCTGATTGAAGTCTTCTGTATACCTGACATTCCTCTTTGTTCCAATATTCATATATTGTGTAGTTTTTTCCATCTGCTTCATCTATCTGGGTATATACTCTTAATGCTCCTATCAGTTTCTGTTTTGCTGACTTATTCCATATCGGAACAATCTGTTTGCTATCAATAACTGCCCACTCAAATTCATTTAGCTTATTTGTCCAATAATGAATCCATGCAACACCTGCATTGGCTGCATTAACACAAAGCTCCATGCATTCTTTTCTATATTCATCTCCTAAGGACTTTAATATTTCTGCATTAGCCTTTGAATTACCAACATCAAACGTAGGCGGAGTAGTGAATGCATAAGCTGCTTTCTGATTTACTATAAGGCCATGAAAATTACGGGGTATTCTGTTATCCGCATTTCTCAAAGGATTGCCTTCATTGTCTTCCTTTTTAGGACCATATAACACATCACTCTGATTTCTGTAATATCTGTCAGCAATATCACATTTAACCATGTACATTGCATGCCCCGGCATATACTGACTTAATAATTCTTTCATTCTATCTAAATCCACTTGCTTCACCTCTTTACTTTAATACTGATAATCCATCAGATTTCTTTGCACAATCTTCTGCAATGCCTGTTGTTGCATCCTGTGCATCGTCATGATCATTCTTTCCTTCTCTCTGATACCTTGACATTGCCTTGTAATAATCAGGCCATCTGTTCTTCCAGTCTTCAGGAAAATATATATGTTGCATTACCCACGCTGAATTTGAAAAAATTCTTGCATTCTTGTTGTTATGCTGTGTAAACCACTTAATAACTGTCTTGTTACTTTTTAATTCATCCAGAAGTATTCTCTTAACACTTCTGGCAAATCCTCTACCACCATTATTTGATTCGATTCTTGCAATATTTACATTTCCATCAAATAACAGCTTAGCTGTTAACGGCTCTGTAACTTCCATTGGTTCCTGCGTATATATAACATCAAGTACGTACGCTTCATTGTCAAATGTTACTCCGTAGTTAATACTGCATAAGTAATCCTTACCTTCATCTGCGGTATCTGTATAATTTCTAATCTGCTTAAATTGTGGCATTTCTTTGTACGTCTTAAATGAAGTGTACATTCTGCCCTTTATGTCAATAGGATTCTGCTGATAGTTTGCTTCTGCAATATCAATACCCATTGTTGCTCTTTTATTTTCATATGACTTTTTTGACAATATTTCAGGACAAAGCATTGTGCCATCTTCCTTAACCGCCTTATAGCATATATGCCTTACTTTTACTCCTATGCTCTTAAAGTGTTCCAATGCCCTACCTGCCAAATCAAGGCTGTGCCATCTTGTCATGACTATTATTGTTTTGCCACCCTCTTCAAGTCTTGACATCATCGTATCTGTAAACCATGTCCAATGATTATCAAGAATATTTGCATTATTTGCTTCGAGTGCCGACTTAATCAAATCATCGATAATCATCAACGTAGCACCAAAACCTGTTGCTGTTCCTGTTGGTGATGTTGCCAAATAGTTATTATATCCATTTTCCAATGACCACATATTCATTGCTCCATCACCACGTTTAATGGTTACTCCCGGAAAAACATCCGAATAGACAGCCTTGTTTTCATCTGCCTTTTCTTCAAGAATTGTATTTCTTACACCTTTTGAAAATGTTGTTGATAATGTTTCATTGTATGAGCCTGTCATTATCTTTTGTGTCTGGTCATTCCCAAGAATCCATTCAACAAAATTACCAACTGTTCTTGATTTGCCATGTCTTGGTGGCATATTTACAACCATCACTTCATCATCTGATTTTACAAAGCTTTGCAATTCATTACAGAAATCATGTAAAAAGCTCCTATCCTCTTTGTAGAAGTCAGGAGCCTTTAATTTGCAATACTGCCAGAAATCTCTTCTTGCTAATTCTATTTTTGCATATAATCTTATTAAATTTTTATTCAGATTCAAGGTCCTCACCTGCCAATCTAAGCAGCTGTTCAGTACTTAATTCCTCAAAAGGATTATTAACATTTCCTGACACCTCAACCTTATCCTTAAACATTCCCAAATGTCTTCCCAAAAGTTCCAAAGCTTTTACCTTGTCATAGGTTGTCAACTCTATTCCATTCTTGCCTTGCTTAATACCAGAAATCGCCTTAATTTGTCTTCTTGAAAGTTTGTCAGTTTCTGTTATCTCAACTGCCTGACAATACATCTGATTACCTTCACTATCCAAAACAGGAACGTAATCTCCCTCAGATGTTTGTATCATCACCGGCTTAGTTACAACCTTTGCATAATCGGAACCATTTGCAAAGGCAATTGCTGCCAGTTCCTGTATTACATCATCCTGCGTTACTTCTATTCTCTCCAATCTGTCCTTAATTCTCTTGTCTATGTAATCTTTTACCTCTGGGTTGTTCATTAAACGGGTGGCTGCAGCTGCTGCTGTATTATCATTTTTGACGTGTGGATATGCTTCCTTATACGCCCTTGTTCCATTCAAATCAATTAAATATTCATTTGCAAATATTATTTGTTTGTCAGTCACTGCAACCACTCCTTTCTGATTTATTCAAATAAATTGTGTATAACTTATTACGCTTTTTATTTATGCATTAAAAAAGCACCCTGATTAAGGATGCTCTTTCATAACTTTTTTATTATATATAATTTTATTTTTATACTATAGCTAATTATATAATTTTAAATCATTTATTAATATCAGTTTCTATTATTCTAAATATTCGCTTTATGACCATAAATAAATTTGATACCATAACAAACGACAATGAGTATATAATACAACTAAACACTATATTATATTTTCCTGTATACGTACAGAAAAAACATACAATTAATAATATAGTACTTATCAATATTTCATACATTACTGCATAATAAGTCTCTACAATTGTTAATTTTGCTATTTCATATTCGGTATTATAGTATTCTTTATTATTTTTTATCTTTGCTTTCATTTCTATTACAGTACTCAGCATAGTAAATAACATAGCTGTTAATATAGAAATTACAATAGTAATATTATCCAAAATATCACTATTGATGTTTTTATATAGTCCCGCTGAACAACCTAATAAAATCGGTACAAAAGTATAGTTTAATATTGGTAAGATTCTTAATCTGTTATCTTTTTTCCCTCTAAAACACTTAAAATGATTTATAATTATCTCTTTAAACGATAAATAATCTAATTTTGCTCCAATTAAACTAACTAAGTATATTGTTATTGCTACAATTAATAATATATATTTCATATTTGAAACAATTATTCTATGCAACTTATCCACTCCATTCTTTTTAAACAATAAAACCTATTAATTTTAAATATTCATATGCTGTAATTTTCATTTGATTCTTTAATGAATTAAAATTTGGTATTCCATTAATAATTGAAATTTGATCTGTTATATCTTCGTTTACTTTTAATTCTGTAGTATCATTAAAATCAATTGTTTTTGTTTTCTTATTAATAGAAAATTCAAGTTTAAGCTGATCATATGTGAAATCTGGCAATTCAATTATGCTTGTGCTAGCTCTTTGTCCATTTAAGCATTCTAAAATTGCTTCCCTTTTATTTTTTATAAAACCTGTTGGTTTTATAATTACACGTTCCTCTCTAAGCTTAACACCACTATTTGCTCCAATTCTATTTACAGTTTCTTCTGGAATTTCATATTGTATTAATCTTATCTTTTCTAATTTTCCAATATTCATAATTCTTTTAATATATTGAACTGGATACAAAGATCCCCATGCTGCACTTTCTCGAATTTTGTTTGATTCTAAGCACTTACTAATATATCTTGTAAATACACTTTTTATTCCTAAATTCCCTAATGTTTGTAAAATAACAACGGCTTTACTTTTGTTTCCCTTGGCTAAAGCTATACAAAAACCAAAAGGAAGAATATCCGCCTGCGTAGATTTCTTTTCAGTTGTTGAATTGTCTGTAATATCAACTAATTCTGACTGAATCCCATATTCGCCCGTTTTTACAGTACCAACTAGAATAGTATATTCTTGTTTTCCATTTACATTTACATCTTCTAGTTTTACATTATCAAATTTGTACAATCGTTCATTATTAATATCATTAGAATATGTTTTTCCATTAATATCAATATAGTCCTTAATTAATTCAATAATACTTTTTGACATGTAAACATTATTCAAATTAATATTGATTTTTCTTTCCGAATTATATAATGATAATCCATAAATACTCAATCCTACTCGTTTTGCCATATTCTTTCCCTCCAAAACTTTTATTTAAAATAATAGTACAACAATTTGTGACATTATTCAACAAAAAAGACAGCTTTTCAGCTGCCTTTAAAAGTTTATACTGGGGGAAAAACAAAAGTTATTGTCATACTTTTGCAAGTTTAATTATACCATATCTGTTTATTTAATGAGTTTAATTTGTTTAGTTTGTTTAGTTATTCAGATAGTCAGTTATCACCTGTGATACCCTTCCATTCGTACATCCAATAATGCCTGCAATTTCCTTTACTGACTTTCCATCAATAAATCTATAAATGAATATTTCCTTAATTTTCACATCCTCAATTCTGTTAATAAACTCTTCCACCTTTGCATTGTCACTCTTGGCTTTGCTGACTTCCTGCTCCCACTTTTCCAGATTACGTATTCGTCTATCTGATTCCACAGGTTCTTCCATCTGTACTGCCATATGCGTTTCTATATATGGATGCTCTGCCATTGAGCTTTTTACCTTTCCATATACTGTTGGTATGTCCTTATATCTTTCTTCCTCTATCTTTTTTAGATTGCGTTCTATTAACCTCTCATTAACCTTATATGCTTCCAGTTCTTTCCTTGTCATTACCTTATCCTTTCTGTTTTATGCAAATAAAAAACCAACCACCGAATATTGGTAGTTGGCTTTATGACATCTTCTTTTTAATGTTCTGGTGCACATTTGGCACAAAATCCATTTCCTGCATCTCCATTAACATAATCATCTAAATCAAATACTTCTCCACAATCAGGACATGAAAAATATTTTCCAATACAAGATTCACAAACATATCCTCCGTTAAAATGTCTTGTCTGTGCACCTTCTTTTCCACAACTAATACATTTTGCCATAGAAGAATCCTCCTCTCTCTAGTAATACACAAATTATACCATTCCAACTACCTCTATTCAATTATCAATGTTCGACCTTTATCGACTAATCATCATCCCATTTTCTTGCGTCACGTTCCCTGCGTCTGTCGTCTCTGGATCTCATAATACATAGTGAATATACTGCTGCTATCACTATGATTACTATTGCTATAATTAATATCTTAATCATTCGTTTCACCTGCCTTTACTATTTCTATAACAGTCTGATATAATGCTGAATTTCTACCAACAAGTTTAGTGATGTATATATCCAACTCTTCCACAACCTTATCCACGTTATAAGTTGTTGGTATTCTATTAATTTCATCAATAACACACTGACCCAAATCATTGTCTTGTATTATTCCAGTTTCTTTAAGTATATTAATCACTTCATCTGCGTCTATTAATCTCATTTCTTTCCTCCACATAAAAAAACTACCAACCAAATACTGGCTGATAGTTTTCTCAATTACTTATTCTGTTCAATAAACTCGTTCATCATTCTTGTGAGCTGGCTTGCCTTACTTACTCCTAGCTTGTCGCAGGTTTCTGCAAATGCATCTGCCACGTCCTTTTTTAACTTGTATGTCTTTGCAACATACCCAGCTTTGGCATTCCACTTCTGGGATGCAATCGTCTGACTATTTGGCTCTCCCTTAGGCATCTTATTGTTCTCCTTTACCTATTTTCTTCAATAAATTGTTGCATTAACTTTGTCAATTCAGGACCCTGAGATAAATGCAATTCCTTGCATACCTTTTTAAATTCTTCTGCAACAGCTGTATTGACTTTGTATGTCTTTGCTGACACTCCTGCTTTCATATCCCATTTGTCCTGTGCTCTAATCTTCTTTTCGTCCATTTATAATCCTCCATAATTGCGGTATCGTCTCAATTAGCATATATAACGATGCACATATTACAAATACGCATCCTACTATAGACCATTCCGTTGCTAAAGCTAATATGATGGTAAACAAAAAAAATGCTGTAGAAAAGTTAAACTTCTTCATTTTATTTTCTTTCCCAATGTGCTAATATACTTGTAAGAGATTGGGAGATTTCTCTCCCTTTCTCCTATGTAAGAGCCTTTATGAGTTCGGCGATTGATGTAATCAATGCTGCTATTGCTATTAACGACTTGATTACCAAATCCCATATCTTAAGGCTCTTTTTGTCTTTTCTCTTGCCCATTGGTTTTACCTCCTTCATTTGATATATTTATTGTATCATACGTGTACGTATATGTCAATACTTTTACCAAACAAATTAAGTTTTTTGAAATTTATCAGCCAATATTTAGTTTTCAATGTACATTTTACTTCTTAACATTTCTTAACATCTATTCATTCTGTCTTATGAATGTATCAATACCACATTCTTCTTTTAAAATTGCTATCTGATCATCCCAGCAGCTCCAATCAGGATTCATAATACATTCTGTTTTATTGTTGAATATTTCTCTAAACTCTAACAGTCTTTTTTTACCAAAGCCAAATCCGTCCCTTAAAGATACCATTGCCAGGATTCCCACACTGTCTACTGTCTGATTTTTCATTCCATCACACCATTCTTCAACATCTTTTTCTTTAATAGCAACTGGAAGTTTTGTAATGTTTCATAATATTACTCCTCAATTTTATATTTGAACGACAATGGGCAGCCAAAACCTAATTCGCCACCCAAACATGGATAATCATTCTCATCACCAGTTATAAAACTGCAACCATATTCACAATACCCAGTGTCGCTTTCATAGTATGTCGTTTTACAATAGTCACAGTTTTCATAATTGTTTTCGTAGATTTCTTCTTCCATAGGCTATACCTGCTTGTCTGCAATGCACTTAATATTATTCTCTATCTGTCTGTAAGTTTCATTTGCACCAAGAATACTAAGCACTGCATTTGATAACATACTCTTTGTTGAGTTATCAAAAGTCTCTTTCATCGTCTTATTAACCTGTTTACGAATATCATTCATAAACTTATCAAGATCCTTTTTAATCATGTCATCGAAATCAAACTGTCTATTGATATATTCCTCAAATGATACATTTTCAAAATCATCATTATACGAACTTGTGTGTCCTTTCTTCTTGGCTCTAAGCTTTTTAGAATCAAGTCTTTCCTTTAATTCTTTCTTAATATACTGTTCTACTGTATATTCCTTTTCTTCCGTATCGTCCCAATAATCTCCACCAACTTTGATTTTGGTATTTGCTATGTATTCATCAACAAAACGCTGAAAATTCTCAGAAACCTTTTCTTCAATGGTTTTCTTAGCAAGATTATCAGCAACCTTTCTAACAGTTCCCTCAATCTGTTCTTTCACAATGTTTTCGATATTTGTCTCCATTGTATTCTGTACAAGAGACTCTAAATTTTCTAAATCAATAGTTACTTTCATATTGTTATTCTCCTTCAAATTCGTCCCAATTAATTAAAACCTACTGCTTATAACATGGATAATATGTAGTAGTTCCTGATGTGCTTCATGTTCGCGCAGTTTCGCATCTCTCCATGCTCCATCTCCTATGTAATATTTGGCTTTAAGTCTGCCGTTTGACCTAACCTCAACTTCTATTTCAGCAATGCAGAAATTTAATTCCACCAATTCTTTTATTGTCACTATTGTTCACCTCCTCAAATAAATGCTAACTGTTCTTTTGATGCATCTATTCTCATATTTGGCATTCGCTTTCCAACACACAATTCTGGCAAATTGGCTTTTACAATTGCTTGTGCAAATGGTGGTGGAACTGCATTACCGCATCTTTTTACTTGTTCTGTACGGCTATATGTCTTTCCCTCAAAATCGTGGTCAATAATGTAATCATCCGGGAATCCTTGACATCCATATAACTCTTTAGGCTCCAGCATTCTCAATCCAATATCCACAATTTGATATTCAACACCTTCAATGGTTACTAGTCCGAATCTGTCTTTTGATGTAATTGTGTCCAATGGCTCTTTTATGTCTTGTCCTGTTCCTTCACCATAATACTTAATCAGAAACGCTCTTACTTCTCCAAAATGCCCAGCTGATGTTGTAATTGTGTGTAGAGGTTCTCTTATATCTTGACCTGTACCTGATTTATAAAACTTACTCAAAAAGGAAGTTACAAGACCATATCTATTGCTTCCGTCAACTGTCATCAATGGCTCTTTTATCATCTGCCCTCTCACATCATCTTTACTCGTCTCTGAATGATACTGAATTAATGCTGGAGCACATAAATAATGTTTTCCACTTGATACTATTGTTGGAAGGGGTTCTCTTATGTCATGTATTCTTGGTGCTTGTCCTTGTCTTTCGCCGTATCCTATAGGTACTATGAACGGTTCCTGATTATCAATTACAAATTTCTTTATTCCTCTTGCTATTCTCTGCATTGTTTTATCGGCAAGCGGTCTTACAGCTCTGATGCCATACTTTTCCTTTATCTCTGCCGATGTATCAAAAATGCTTGGGCAAGGAATACTAAAGTCAAGTTTTGTATATGCTCCAACATAAGGTTTTACAAGTCCAGCCTTAACCTCTTCACTGTTCAAAGGTCCATGTGTATGTTTTGGCCATTTAATTGGCTTTCCATCACATCTTGCTATCATAAAGAACCTTTTCCTTTTTGTAGGTGCTCCATAGTCAGCAGCTACAAGTTCATTAAATTCAACATCATATCCTAACTCTTTGAACTGTTTTACGAATTTCTTAAATGTAACACCTTGTTTATTTTTAATTGGTCTATGGCTTCGGTTAAGTGGTCCCCATGTCTTAAATTCTTCAACATTTTCTAGGATGATAACTCTAGGCCTAACTAATCCTGCCCATCTTAATGCAACCCAAGCAAGACCTCTTATCGCTTTATCCTTAGGTTTTCCACCTTTTGCCTTACTGAAATGTTTGCAATCAGGACTAAACCATGCTAATCCAACCGGATGTCCCTTACATGCTTGTATTGGGTCAACGTCCCATACCGATTCACAATAATGTTTTGTGCTTGGATGATTTGCTTTATGCATCCTTATTGCTTCCGGATCATGATTAATTGCTATATCAACACTATATCCGGTAGCCATTTCTATTCCTGTAGATGCTCCGCCACCTCCTGCAAAGTTATCCACAATCAATTCACCTTTTATCATTTTTCTCCAGGAACTGATATATCATTACTCTGGCCAGAGTTCCGCTCCTTTCGATTATTTTTTATTCTTCAAACTGATAGTTATATCCATCTAATGCAAATGGTTTCTTTATTCTGTTATGGCATCTGTCTGCTATCGTCTGATAAGACATGTTATTTCTAATGCCTGCTTCTCTTACACTTACATATGTTTCTACAATCCTTCCTGCTTCATCTATCTTTATTACTGGTTTTCTTTTACCTGACATTCTCGCAGTAAGTTTCCCTAATTCCTCTCTTGTTATGAATCCTATGTTGTCTCTATGATTGTTCCAAATACTCAAGTCCTTATGGTATGGTACTTTTCCTTTTGGAATTTCATTGACAAATGTATTAACCAATAATTTGAAAACTGTGTAGTCCTTTGCTTTTCCATCAATAGTGATTTTCACAAATAAATTTCTTTTGTTCTTTCTCCTAAATGGTGTTAACATTTTTTTCTTACCGTTCTTGAATGTTTTTCTTACTTTTCCATCTATGCTGATTTCATATTGGTTATTTCCCGGCAAATTAATTAAATGCCAATAATTTGCAGGTTCATTAACTCTTACATCCATTTAACTCTTCCAATCTCTTCTGTAACTGCTCTCTTTCAAGCGTAATTGCTCTTACTTCTTCCCTCTGTTCATCTGTCATATAATCAGCACTAATCAGAAACATCTCCCTGCCATCTAACTGTCTGATTCTGTATTCAATCTGTTCTTTTGTCATTTTGTTTATATCCATATCTATCTCCTCATTAACAATTTACGTTCAAGTGATTCCATATCATCTTTGCTATAATTTCGTTCAGTAAAGTTTGCTTTGCTCTGCTCCGGCTTCTTTTTGTCCGACTTATAAAAATTCATCCAGCCTTTTGATGTTGCTTCTTTAACAATCTCTACAAGTTCATCATCACTACAGCCTTTATCTTTAAAAGTATTAAGCTGCTCAATGAGATTAACAATCTTGCTTCCCGGTACTGGTGCTGACCTTTCCCGCATGGCAAGATATGCAGCAAATGCATCATTCACTTTTTCTGAATCGAAATATGTATTTACTTTACTTTTGTTTACTTTTATTTTCTTTTGTTGCATATCTGTTGCACTATCTCTGTTTTCTGTTACATTAATGTTCGTTTCTGTTACAGAAACCCCTTTTATGGGTTCATTTAATAAGGGTTGACCATTTTTATCAATCAACCTATATTTTTCTTTCTGGACTTTGTTCCTAACAGTCACTGTATCATAGCGTCGCTGAACTCCAACAGAGGTTACAACTCCTTGCATCAGGAGGTCATAATCGAATAGACCTATATCCGCACAAGAGAGAATAACTTGTAACACAAAGTCTTTTTTATTAATCCATCTATTTCCGATTATCTTGATGATTTTAACCGGCAGATTCTTCTTAAGCTGTTCAAAATTCTTAAATTCAAGAAAGTAACCTTCGCGATAAATCATCGAAATGACTACGTCGTAAATAGTCTGACCTAATGGACCATATTCGTTCATCAGGTCCATGATTTTGAAATCTTCGTAATAATCAACATCTTTGGGGAAATAGCTAAGTCCTTTTTTTATTGGTCTTGCCATGTTCACTCCTTATTCTGTATTGCTTACAGTTACAATAACGTGGGGATTTTCTCCTTCTCTTGTATACCTTTTTCTTAAAATCATGTCACAAATCTGCGTATCATCTCCATAAGCCACTTTATTTAATGCGTCACATACAACCTTTGCAATATTATCTATATCAGGTTTCTTACAAGGTCTTTCTAACCCTTCCTGCATTAATTTTACTTTCTTTTTACTTGTACTTTTGGGAATCTCATACACCGCCGTTACAGCCATTGTCAAAGGCTCTTTATCAAAATAGCCTTTAAAATCTTCATCTTCTGCGACTTCGGTATAGTTTGTCTTTATCAGATTCTCATATAGAACTGTTCCATCCGGTGTGATACTTTGCATTCTTCCTAATTTTGAATTGTAAAATGTTCTTGCCCTGGCTTTTCCTTTTGGCGGTCCGGGAATTACAAATGTTATGCCCACCTTGTCTCCTTTCTGCCTGCCACATTATGTAGCAGGCTAATTACATAAACATAGTTAATTAATTTCGTGATATATATTTGTTATCAGATATGTGCTTTATATTGACATGTCAATTAATAGTTACCATAATGTTCTCTAAGCAATTTCCTTTCAACTCTTAAAGTTTTAAATTGGCTCTTTATTCTTGCTGACTCTTGTCTTTCGTGTGCCTTTACATACTTTATTTCCTCTGGAAGAGGTCTATAATATCCATTACCATCCTGCATGTTAAGAATTACCGTATTTTCTCTTGCTTCTGCAATCATTCTTCGTATTTGTCTGTCATTAAGACCTGTCACAATCCTTAGCCGTGTTCTTGTTATGGCATTTTTTCTTCCATATGGAATGTAATCCACTATGTCCATAGGCTTGTCCTCCTACTGGAAAAATGACTGTTGAACTGCCTGAGCCGTTGTCTGTTGAGGCTGTTCTGTCGTCTGCTCCTTAGCTACTTCTTCACCTTCACCGGCATTAGCACTTTCCATTTCCTCTGCAGATCCTTCAACAATCATTCCTTCATCCATTTCCACATAATCCTTTGTTCCATCCTCATTAATCACTGCCATGTCACTGTCAAGAGCTGTCTGCATTTCAATGCTCATGATTCCCCATTTACTGATAATCTGTCTTAACATTGTCTTGTAAGCCATTCCGTCAAAATCCTTGCTCCAGAATGTCCACTTTGTTCCTTTCTTCACATCTGCAGCATAACCCTGGGAATACTTAATTGCATGAGCCTTCATCTTTTCCTTTGACCAGTACATTGCCTTCTTAAATCCGTTTGTATATTCAAACATTGCATAGTAACCAATTGTCTCAGCCTTTTCTCTTTCAGCTTCATCAGCTATAAGCTTAACCTCTATCTCTTCATCTAAAGGATTGAAGTTAATCAATTCACCTTCCTTAATAGCTAGCACATTTAATTTCTTATATTGTCCTGATCTGATTGCCAGCTGTATGTAGCCTTTATATCCAAGCTGGAACTGTGCAACCTTAACACCTGCATTGTTATTTTTGAAAGGAACCATGTAATACTGTCCTAACTGTGGACTTGGAGATAGATTTAAACTTTCACCCAAAAGTGCTGCACTTAATATGGATGCATTTGTACACTCCTGTAGTGATGCATTTGCATTAACTGCACTTATGATTGATGATATGAATCTTGTTCCATTCTTTCCACCCACTATGCTGTTAATCTGATTCTTTACTGCGTCATTTGATAAATACGCTGTCAATGATGTTTTCTGCTGACTTTTTGCTAAATTATTTGATACTGCCATTTACTTTTCCTCCTTATCATCGAACTTTTTTGTTAATACATCTATTAATTCGTCTAATGCATGATCTAACGACTCCATTAATTCATTTTCATTCATAAAAGCAATATCTACTGCATGTCTCAAATCTGCTTCATCTATACCCATTTCAATTTTTAAACCGTATATTATGCAAGATAAATCTGATAATATATCTGATTTGGTTCCTTTAACATGTACACTTCCATTTTCTATTTTAATCATCCGTATTTCCTCCCTATTTCACTGGTCCAAATTCTATATTGTTACTCTTCAAATAATTCTTTAATCCTTCAAACTGAGTTGCTGTTGCTCTTACTCTAAAGTCAAGTTCAATCAATTCTTCCGTGAAAGTTTCTACTGCTTCTGTAGCTGCAGTTTCTTTCTCTTCTTTACTTTCATTAGTCTGAATCTTTCCAGCATCGGCAACTCTTTCAGCTTCTGCCTTTTCTCTTT